TACTCCAGAACCAGAAGTTGCGTCAACTGAGTCTGACGATGAAACTTTGAGTTATTTCGCTAAACTTGCGAATGACGAGTAAGTACTTAATTTAAAAACAAGAGTTTTAGACCCCACAGAAATGTGGGGTTTTTTTATGCGTATGCACCTTGAATTTTATCTCGATTATTGATAGGTTGTTCAATACCCGAATTCATAGATTGTGAGTTATCATTTGAAACATTATTATTAGTGGTGTTATCAATTACTACTGCACCCGAAGCTTGTTGTTGTTTTTCTAATTTTGCTTGTGCAATTTTTTCATTAAAATCTGCATTCTGTTTTTGTTTAGTAGTCATCTCAGGAGTATTTGGTTGTTCTGCTTTGGGTTCTGAGGAACTTCCTGAGTCCATTACTTCACCAAAGGCTTTACCAAAAGCTTTTATCGGACTTCCAAAAGGAAGGTTTTTAATAAATGCAGATATACCTGCTCCAACAGCCTTTCCAAATTTTGCAATAACTTTCATCATTCTCATACCAAAATCTTTAATTCTACCTAGACCGTCCATAAATCCATTAAACGCAGCTATCACAAAATCTCGAATTTTGTCAAATATCATACTGAAAAAGTCTTTAAAAGAAAAACTTCTCAATGACTCCGCAATACCGTCAAAACCTAATTTGTCAAATATAAATGCAATACCATTTTTTATTAAATCTAAAAATGAACTAATTAAAGCATTGAAAGCACCTTTAATAAAACCAAAGAAACCCGCAGTTATTTTTGCAAAGAGACCACCTTCTTGACTATTAAAATCTTTAAACCCTTGAATTATTCCACCAATACCACCGATAATAATATTTAATGGAAAAAAGATTACCCGACCTAATGTTGAGAATACTGCAAAGAATGATTTAAAGATTGTACCAAAACCACTAAAAAATTTACCAACTACACCCGCACCGTCTTTTGCCTTCTTAACTATACCAAATGCATTTTTTGTAAACTGAACGACATTTTTAAATACTTGTCCAAGACGAGCAAATGCATTACCTATTGCACCAAAGAATTTACTAACTAAGTTTGTGAGTTTAGTCAACCCAGTGATACCTAATCTAACTGGTTTAAAATTAAATACTTTGTTCAGTGGTGTTTTGATTAATATTCGATTTGCATCACCAAAAAATCTTCCTACCTTCATGGTAAATTGATTTACTCTTCCTAATGCTGCTCCGAATTGTTTACCAGTTTTGAAGGGGCCTGCACCAGCTCTAAATCCCGTTTTAAAATTAGATGCTAAAGTTTTAAAATAGTTAAAAAACCTAGCAAAAAAATCAAAGAGTGGTACAAATGCTTTTACTACTCCAGCTTTAAGAGCAGGAATACCTAATTTACCACCAATGAATTTACTTATTGCTTTTATAGTTATTATAAACTGTTGAATAAAACCCGCAATAAGACCAGTGATTGCACCAATGATTGCAGTGAATATCATTGCTTTACCCCTGAAACCACCAGTTTCAACCATTGGACTGTCTGGTTCTACGGTTTTACTTTCTCTCTCTGCTTCTAGTTCATCACCTTTTGCATTTTTTTGCATGTCCAGTATTTCTTCAAACAATTTATTTTGTCTAGCAATACCAGCTCTTATTTCTTCACGCTGTTGGTTATCTTCCTTTTCGGAATTAAACTCTTTGAGTTGGTCTCTTATTTGGACTAAAACATTAAAAGTGCCGTCGGTAGTCATACTAGTATTTATACTTCATTTCTTCTTTTCTGCGTTCTTCTTCTTCTTTTTTTATCCATTCCATTAACATATTTAAATATATTTCCCTTTCCCAAGGCATCATCATTTCTATTTCGTGTAGACTATAACCATGATGTTGCATTAATGCAAAGTTGGTTTTATAATGGTTTAGTAAACTATCATGAGAAAGGTTTAAGTAAAAAAAGACTGAATACCTTCTAACTTATGTAAGTTTTGATGTCCACATTTTACACAATCAAATTCAACATCTTTTTTCATCATTGGAATTTGTTGAACAAAATTTCCAATAGTTTGTAGTTGTCCAGTTGATAAAGAGTCAACAAAGTCTTCTATCTCTTTATCAGATACATCTTTTAAATCTATTCTTTCTTCACCGTTTACAACAGCTCCAATACACTCTTTTATAACCACAAAACTGAATTCACTATCTGTAATTCCTTGTTTGTAATTATCTGTAAAAGCTTTAAATGAAGGAAATTTTAGTTCAAGACTTATATCGTCAGTTAACTCAATGACGTTATCTAAGTCTGGAACATCTATATCAATATCTGAAAGATTAATGTTAATTTCATTTTGAGTATCACACTCTTGACATTTAACATTTAAATCTATAGACTCTCCAACTGACTTACCACGTATTTGAGTAAACATGTACTCAATATCAAAAGTAGTCAAGTCTTCTTTTACATAATCTCCTTCACAACACGCATCAATCGTATCTAACATTGCTCGCATTGAAGTTTGTTCATCTTGCGACTCAAATGCCATCAAAAGAATTTTTTCTTCTTTTACTAGATAAGGTCGAAACATTATGGTCTTTTTTGTTGAAGGAATGACCAATTCATGTTTAGGGGTTGCATTTAGTTTTGGTAATGCACTCATAATATCTCCTATAATGTATTAATATATATATCTAAATTCCAAATAACGCTTTTCTCAATCCAGTTTTTACTGCTCTTGCACCTGCTTTCTTTACAACATCTTTAGCTGCATCTTTTAATTTATCCTTAACTCCAGTTGCTTCTAATATTCTATCTTTAATATTACCTTCGACCACTTCATATCGTTTGTAAGATAGTTGTACACCTACTTCTATTAATCCGTCTACATCGTTGTTTAGTTCTATAGAGTTCATACTGGTAGGAAATGCATTTAATAGTTTAGTAGAATAGGTCACTGCTTCTGCAAGATACTTAGCGCCTGGTGCGATTAGGCCTGGGTCAAAATTACCGTTTGCAATATCTAGTGGGCCGATTGGGGGTATCTGGTCTTTGATTGCATCTGGTAAAGGATTATCAAATAGTTTCTTAGGTTTAAGTAAAGGATTAATTGCACCCTTTTTAAGTGTTTGAATAACTACATCAAAGGTATAATCCTTATAATATCCAACTTCTTGGGTTTCTTGATTGACTGCAAGGTTTTGCCAGTTCTCGAAGTAGTCTCTTACACGCATATCATTTAAACAATAAAAAGTTAATTGTACATCTTCACTTGCATATCCATACGCAACCTTTTCATTATTAAGTGCATATTGTCTTTCGGTTGTTAGTATTTGTCTACCAGGCATAGTTGCAACTTTACATAAGATATTTAAGTCTGTAGAGTTTACTCCACCAATCGGTGGTAAAAATACTCTCCATAAATTTGCAAATGCAAGACCGTCTCCAGCCTTTACGGTTGCTAATAAGTCATCTACTAGATATGCCATTACCTTAACATTCTCCTACTGTCGTTATATACTTTACGTTGGTCTGCTTTTTCAAACAATGCAGTTGGTAAGAAAGTTGCAATCTCCCACTCGGGTGCTTTTACTTCTGCAAAATTACTTCTTACATGTTCATTTAAATAATGTTTGATGCATGGTTTGTAGTATTCTAAATCAGATGCAGATGCAAGAAGTCTAGTCGTTAATTTAAATTTTGCATCTGGACTCTTCTTACTTGTCACATTATCCATTAACGCATCAAGAAACTTTGCACGAAGTATTGGTGGTAAGTAGTGTAAGTTCATTCCTAAAAACCCACCCTTTGCTGGTTTTACAATGATTGCAAGGGGAAATCTATCATAGTATGGTAAAGTTTCTTTATACTTTGGGTCGTAAAAGAACATCTGCATAGAACCAATAATTCTACGAGCACCCCTATCCAAAGGTTCTTCTTTCATCAATGCTTCACGGTTTATACCCTTGATAACTTTTGCTTTTTTCATAAACCATGCTCTACTCTCTTTGGTTCTTGGAGTAATTTGATTTCTAAAAGCCGCAAGTTCTAACTTCTGGAATATATTTGACATACTTCTATTTATACTTATTTTTTCCTATTTGTAAAAGGTTTTAGTGGTTTCATAGATTTTGGTAGAATACCCATAGACTCTAAAGTTTTTTCTGTCCAGATTTGAAACTCATACCCATTGTCTTTTGCAAACTCATTAGCTGCGTCCCACTTATTCATATTCCTTACATATGTTGCGGCCTCAGTAATAAATGTCTTGGTTCTTCTACTTCCTTTTCTGGGTGGTTTAGTTTGTGAGTCTGGTTTTATTTCTACCAGTATAGTCTTACCTTCTTTAAATGTTATTTTTAAATCAAGATAATATCTATGGTATCTTTTATCTACTTCATAAAAATACGGGACAACAACTTCTTCGGAACTCCAAGATTGTACCTTTGGATTTTCATCACACCAACGAAAACAATTACGTTCCCATAGAGAACGAAAGATGACATTGGTATAATCACCTTTATACTTTTTTGTATTTTTTACTTTATATCTTCCTTTGTATGTCTTCATTCGTGTATAAATAGAACTATAAAGTATTTATAGGGAACATACATGGCAGATAAATCAAAGAACTTCGGGAACAAAGTCGCAAACTTCGGAAAGAAATTTGTTGGTGGTTTATTATTTGATGACCTACCAGAAGCCGCAGAGGTATCAGAAGCAGACAGACTCGAATATCCTTTACATGATACTCAGGATTATAAGTCTTGTATTGAGTTTGGAACGATACAAGAAGCAGGAGTTGATTTAAAATCTTTAATAGGTTTTGGTTCTTTGTTTGGTAAGAATGAAACTATAGAAGATGAAAGTGATGAAGATAAAACAAACCGAGAAAAGAAAGAAAGTGAAGCAAAACAAAAACAAGAAGATGCAGCTAAAACAATACTAGAGAGTCAAGATAACGTAGACTCTACACAAGGAAAAGATGATGCAGTACAACCTACTTTTGGTACTGGTAAAACTAACGAAGTAAATCCACAAATATTAAAAAAATGTAAATTGTACTTACCAGCTGCAATTCCTTTCCGTGATACTGCATCATATGAAAATGCAGATTTAGGTATGTCGGGTGCGATTGCAGAAGCAGGTGGTAATGCAAATAAAAATTTAATTTCATCTTTATTTTCTGGTGTTGGTCAAACTGCTGCAGCTGCATTTGGGGGTAGTGGTGCAGAAGGTTTGGGTAGACTTGCAATGACTAAAGTAAGTGTATCAAAGTATCTAGGTGGAGAAGGAACTGCACTTGCAGTGAAACAAGCTGCGGGTGTGACTATGAACCCAAATACTAGGTCATTATTTAAATCAGTTGCACTTCGAGAGTTTGCATTTCAGTTTAAATTTATCCCGTTATCAAAACAAGAACATGATACAGTAATAAGAATTATAAGTTTTTTTAGGTCAGAATTATATCCAGAAGACATCAATGTTAAAGTGGGAGACCAAGATACATCTATTGGTTATAAGTTTCCAAAGAGATTTAAGATAAAAATATTATATGAAGATAAAGAAAATCCTAATGTACCAAGAATATTACCTTGTTATCTGCGTGATGTGACAACTACTTATAATCCTTCAAATATGTCAATGCACCCTAATGGAGAGTTTGGTGAAATAGATATGGGACTTGCATTCTCAGAAACAAGAACACTATCGAGAAAAGATGTAGACCCTACCGTTGAAGGTGCAATAAATAAAGGTGGTTTCTAATGAGTGGTACTAAGTTTTTTGAGAACTTTCAATTTGTTCAATACTCTTTTGGTAATAGGGAAGACCCAGTTTTATTTAATAACATAACTCAATATGTAGATATTATTGATAAAATAAAACAAGAGGTATCGTTTCTAAATCGATATACAATTGTCGGGGGAGATAGACCAGATAGTTTATCACAGAAACTATATGGAACTACTGACCACTATTGGACATTCTATTTGATGAATGATGACCTAAGATATAGTGGTTGGCCTGTAGATACTAATGGTTTATTAGAAGCTGCAATATCTAAGTATCCAAATAGAACGATAGTGACTGCAGATGATATTGGTGCATTGTTCCCAGTAGGACAAGTAGTAGAAGGAGCCACTTCTGGTACAACTGGTACAATAATTAAAAGAAACCTAGACTTAGGACAACTTATTATTAAAACAATATCTGGAACTAAATTCACTAGTGGAGAACAACTTAGATATACAGATATAAATGGAGTATTTCAAGTATTAACAACTACTAGTGAAACCGAACAATACAACGCAGTTCATCATTACGAAAACACAGACGGTGTACAAGTAGATGTTGACCCACATAATTTAAATACCAGTGGACTTATTCCAATTACCTTCCGAGATAGAATGGAAGCTAAAAACGACTCTTTGAAACAAATAATTACAATCAGACCCGACTCAATCGATACGGTTGTTTCTGAGTTTAATCGTATGTTGAAACAATAATGTTATGTCACAATCTTCGCAATTTTCTATAACTAAATGTCATATAACCGCAGATAGACTTGGTGGTTTTGATAAGAAGTTTTACGATGTTAAAAGTCAAGTAGTAGAACTTAGTATTTTTGAGAGTTTAGAGAATGCATTCCTATCTGGAACTATTTCAATTATAGATGATAAAGGTTTATATGATATAATAAACTTTGACGGTACTGAAAGAATTAAGATTGAAATTGCGGGTATGGGTAAAAATGTTGACCCAGTATTTGAAAGAACTTTTATTATGACTGGTATCGATAATATGATTAAAGCAAAAGACAATGCAAGTGTTTTTGTCTTTGGATTATTAGATGAACATGCATATGTCTCAGAAGTACAAAGACTTAGAAACTCTTATCGTGGTACATTATCAGATATTATTGCAAAAATATCCGCACAATCACTTGACAAAGATATAGATGTATCATATACTTTAGACGGAAACGAACAAATCATTGACTCAGTGCAAACTGAAATGCGAGTTATTGTTCCTAACTTACCACCAATGCAAGCAATGAAGTGGTTATTATCAAGAGCAACCACAAAGACGGGTTCTCCATTTTATCTTTGGTCAACTATTCATGATGACAATCTAAGACTCGGTAATTTAGATGTCATGTTAAAACAACAAGCATTTAATCATAAACTACCTTACAACTACAATAGTGCAAACATTAGTACTGCAGAAACCCAAGATGATTTTGCACAAGGATTTACAGTAAAGGCTATTGATGAAAGAGGTTCGGGAAGTACTTTAAGTCTTGCACAAGCAGGAACTTTAAGTGCAGACTATTGTGTCACTAATTTAAATACTGGACAGATATTCATGAAGAAATATGATATCGATACTCTACTGACTAATTTAAATAATGAAGGTACAATCGACAAAAGATTTCAGAATGTTTTTGACGATAAGTTTAAATTAAGAGAGAAACCTATAAATGAGTATCGTAGTTCTATCATACATAATATAGTATCAAGTGGAACATATGGAGAATATAAGTCATACCATGATGAATACGATAAACCATTACACCTTAAAAAACTAGAAAGTAGGGCAATCAAAAATTTATTATTTAAAAATATGAGAACTGTTGTAGTTCCAGGCACTGCATTCTTAGTGGGTAAAGCTTCAGTGGGAGATATTGTCAATTTAAATATAAGAAACGATAATACAGAAAATCCTACAAACGAAGATAACGCACTTGACCAAAATAAATCTGGACATCATCTAATACATGATTTAAGACATACCTTTAGAGAAACCGCACACGAAGTGACTATGACCGTATGTAAACTCGAAAGAAAAGGAACTAAGGAGTCTAAGTTCTCAGGTAGAGGTGCGAAACAAAGATTAGAAGTTAGAAAGAATAGTAGAGACTTAACCTTAAGAAATAAAAGATTGATATGAGTTTTAACCGTCCCATTCAAAGTGAGTTTTATGGAGATAATGTCCGTTGGTTTATTGCAACTGTCATAGATGCAAGTCCACCTTTTGGTTTTGAAGGACGAGTAAAGATAAGAATACATGGATTACATTCTCCAGAAACATACTTATTACCACAACAAGATTTGCCTTGGGCCCAATGCGTTCTTCCCACCACAGAAGGTGGAATGTCTGGTATTGGTAAAGTACCTAAACTACAAGCAAACGCATTAGTCTTTGGTTTCTTTATGGACGGAATGCAATCACAAACACCCGTTGTAGTCGGTTCATTACCACACATAGAAATACCCACATACTTACAAGACCAACAACAAAATGAAGATATTGGAGACGATAGTAAACCTTCAAATGTATTTCAAAGTTTTGTGGGTTTCTTTGCACCTAAATTTGATGTTGATGATGAAAATAATATTTCTGATGCGAGACAACTTTCATTTGGTGGGGGTCAGGACAGTCGAGTAAAATACGCAGTTCAGTTCTTCATAAATATAGGATACACAGAAAACCAAGCACTTGCATTGACTTCTGGTTTGTTTGTAAAATCTGGTATGGCCACTGGTGGGTCTGGTCTTTGTGATTGGGAACAAACTAGATTTAGAAGATTAAAAATGTTTAGTGATTTGTTTCATAGATTTACCGTGCAAGTATTTTTTGTTGCATTTGAATTGAGAACTTTTAAAACAGATGCAAATATAAAATTACTTGCAACAGAAAAACTTGATACAGATGACGGTGCGTGTCAGATAGTTGCAAAAGATTATCTTGATAGTAAAAGTATAAAAGAACGAGAAGAATTAATTGGTCTGATAGAAGATAAAGCAAGAGAGTTGAAAGAAGATAATGAGTAGAAATAGAAGAAACTTACAAAACCAAATAAACCAACAACTTCAAGGTTTGGATAAAGATGATGCTGTATCTGCATTGGAAAATAAAGACTTTGAAGAAGTCCAAGAGATACTTCAAGTAAATAGAAATACAACGGTAGGTACTGAATTTAAACTTCCAGACAGTCTTAAATCATTAGAGACGGTAGAGTCTTTTAAAGGACAAGTTATTCAAGGAGAAGGTGTATGTGAGATTGTTCCAGAAGAAGCATTTTCTACTGAACCTTTAATAGACCCGAAAAAAGAATTACTTACTGCGGGAACGGTAAACTTTACTAATAACTTTGCAACTATAACAGACGGTACTGGAACACCCACTGCAACAATTACTGGGGGAGATAGTAATCAACCCATATCAGACTTAATTGCAAGTTTGACTGGACACCCTTCTTTGAAAACTGAAAAGAAAAAGTTTGGGTTAAACTTAGTAGGTTCAGGAAGTCCAGAAGGTCTTGAAGCTGCATTTAAAAAAGGTCAAGATTTATTAGGTAAAACAAATGATGCAATCAAGACAGCACACGATGCAGCTGGTGGACTTAAGTTTGTAAAAAATGATTTAGCAAAAGGTGCGTCAGATAAAGCAATGTCATTACTTAAAAGTAAGATAAGTGGTTTACCAGAACTTAATGACTTTATACCTAATCCAGAAGATTTAGCAGACCAGACAGAAATTCTTAGTGGAAACAAAGCACTGACTGCAAAGACTAAAGTTGCAAAAGCAAAACTTAAAAAGATTGCATCTGTAGTTGCACTGGTAGGAACTGCACTTGCATTTAAAGATAAGATAAAAGGTTTTGTTGATAAAGCAAAAAGTTTTGTAAAAGATAATTTAGCTAAAGTTGCAACTGGATTGATTGTGGGTGGTATTATACAAGATATTGCGGAAAAAGTCAATCAAGGTATTAAGAATAAAGTGACCGAAAACTTAGGTGCAGAACTACCTGCTAAAGTGCAAGAAAAGGTTAATGAAAAAGTTGCGAAAGGTGATAAGAAAGGTGCAGCTGAAGAGATTAAAAAGGCTACTGGTAAATTAAGTGGTGCAAGTGGAACTAGTCAAGATGACTTAGACCGTATCGATGATTTAGCAAGTCAATTAAATCCAACTATATCAGGTTCATTAGTTAGAGATGCAAGTTTTTATGGAGAACCAGTAAAACTGGGAGATAATATACCTAAGTGGGCTGGAGAAAGAACTGGAGATGAAGCATTTACTTATGTCGCATCTGTAGAAGAACTCAACTCAGAAATGATGTCAATTTCTAGAAAGATATCGGAAGTAATAATTCATGCAACCGAAACCGCAGAAAACAAAAACATAGGTTCAATCGAAATAAACAATATACATAAACAACTTAAACATGACGGTATTGTTTATCATTATGTGATACGTAGAGACGGTAGATTACAAAGAGGTAGACCCGCAGACCGTATATCTGAACACACTGCGAAAGAGAGTCATAATAATTTTTCTTTGAGTGTTGCATTGGTTGGTGGAATAAATCTTCCTACGGGTGATGTAAATCCCTTAGACAACCGTTCTGAGACTGCATTCACAAGAGAACAATATACCACACTCGAAAGATTTTTAGAAGCATTCTTTGTGAAGGTGCCTGGTGGACTCGTATTTGGACACAATGATATAGAGATTGATGAACTAGACCCATACTTCGATGTAAAAGATTATGTCGAAAAAACCTTTAGAAAGACTTATGATAGAGTAGGTAATACTTTTGAATTTGAAGCACTAGACCCAGATGACACGGAGATAAATAGTTAGTCATGACTACTAAGAAAGACAATCTAGAAAACAGACTCAAACAACTTGGAGAAGGACAAGAGGAGAGTATCGGAGTACCCGAAGACGGTTTCCAAGACCCAACTGGTGAGTATCCAAAAAGAGATTACAACTTCGGGTCAGGAATAAACAAAGCTGCAAGGGGTACAAAGGTAAATGACCTTTATGTAAATGGTGGTGCAGAAGGTGTCCCACTAAACATTGAAGAACAAAGACCTTCTCGTTTTCCTTTTAATCAAGTAGATGAAACTCCTTCGGGACATGTCGTGGAATATGATGACACGCCTGGTGGGGAACGTATACTAATTAAACACCGTAAAGGTGCGGGTGTAGAAATGCGAGCAGACGGTTCAGTAGTTATTTCTGCAGTCAATAATAAAGTAGAAGTGACTGGTGGAGACCAAACTCTTATCGTTGAAGGTCATGGTAGTTTGGTATATAAAGGTAATCTAAATCTAACCGTGACTGGAGACTACAATGTCGATGTCGGGGGTAATTATAATGTACAAGTTGCGGGTAATCATATAGAAGGTATCTCTGAGAACCATAGAACCTTTGTGACCAAGAATTCTGAATATGTGACCAAAGGTACTAAGTCAACCAAAACAATTGGTGAACACACCGATATTATGTTATCAAACAATAACCAATATGTCAAGGGTAATCAAAAGAACTGGATAGAAGGAGAGAATGAGATTGCAGTAGAGAAAGATATGTTTGTATCTGCAAAGACTTCTCTTGCAATGACTAGTGAAGTATTTAACGCAACGGGTATTAAACAAGTATCTATCTTTGGAATGAAAGGTTCAATAGGTGGTAAGAATGTAAACTTTACTGGAGATGTCTTTATGGGTAATGCGGGTGCAAAACCGTTTACCAGTGGTGCATCATTCTACGGGTCTTTTCATGGACAAGCAACTGAGTCTATCTTTGGATTGTTTGCATATAAATCTGAACGTGCTAAGTTTGCAGAAGTATCTGATTTAACACACTCACAATCGTATGGTGAAGCACTAATGTCTGGTAGTACACTTGGACATACTGGTGGTGCTCCAGATATTGCAATAGACCAAGAAACTAACAAACCATTAGGGCCACCACCGATACCAGATATTGTTGCAGCTTACGGAACAGTCGGAGAGTTTGCAGTGCGTGATGTATCGATTGATAACGAAGATAAACTTAAGAACGCACTTGACTTTAGTGATGACTATCTAGGGTTCTTTGATAGACACCCAACGACTCAGGAGATTAGGTCAAAACTTAGAACAGAAAGTAAAAGAGATGAACTTCTGGGACAAATGGTTGCAGAAGGT